ACTAGAACAGAATTCTACTTCAACGACCTGTCACGTATCAACACTATCCATGATGCATTCATTGGTGGTAGAACAATCAGAATCATGATGACTATTAAAGATACAGGTGGGTATCCTGTAAGCAGAACATGCTGGATGCCTGAATTTTTGACAGGAAGCAAACGTTCTATGTATGGTGTGGGCAGTTCAAACACGATTGTGATTCACGGGAATAACACCGAGAAGAACAGTATCATGTTCATTATCGAGCCTCACCGAAGTAATATACTTCAATACATGAATTCTGTAGAATTGTCTATTGTTCCTGAAATGGAATGCTAAAATAAAATCAAAAACGCTACAAAGATAAGTATAATATGACCACTGAATCAAAAACACTAACTCACTGCTCATTTTGCGGTAACCACAAGGATCTGGTAAAAAAATTAATCGTAGGTGAAGATGTTGCTATTTGTAGCGATTGTATCGAACTATGCGGTCAGTTGCTCACTGACGAAACTTCCGTAGAGGAAGTGGTTCAAAAGAATGATGAACGTTTTGACCCATCATCTATCAAAGAATATCTGGATTTACATGTTATTGGGCAAGATAGCGCAAAGAAAGTATTGAGCGTAGCTATTGCTAATCACTACAAGCGAATCAACAATCCTCCCAAAGACCTAGAAATCTCTAAAGGTAACGTGCTAATCATAGGACCAACTGGTTCAGGTAAGACATTGCTTGCTAAAAGTGTAGCAAAGTATTTGAATGTTCCGTTCGTAGTCACGGATGCCACTAGCTTGACCGAAGCTGGTTATGTGGGTGATGACGTTGAATCAATGATTAGTATGCTGTTGAATGCTGCTGGTGGCGATAGCAAACTTGCAGAACGTGGTATTGTGTTTGTTGATGAAATCGACAAAATTGCACGTAAAGGAGAATCGACAAGTATCACACGTGACGTATCAGGTGAAGGTGTTCAACAAGCGTTATTGAAGTTGGTTGAAGGTACTGTCTGTCGAGTCCCTGCCCAAGGTGGTCGCAAGAATCCTGCAGGAGACATGATTGAAATTAACACCAAGAATATCTTGTTCATTGCAGGTGGCGCATTCGTCGGATTGAAAGACGTTATTGCTAAACGTACAGATGGTTCTAGTATTGGTTTTAGTGCCAAAGTCAAAGATAAGAACAGAGAAGGAGACTTGACTCTGGTCACACCGGATGACTTGACTAAATTTGGTATGATTCCTGAATTCATTGGCCGATTCACTACCTCAGTTTCTATTGATAATTTGACCAAAGAACAACTGGTTAAAGTTTTGACCGGTGTCAAGAACAACTATATTGACCAATATAAGTATTTGCTAAGTCTAGACGGGATTGAACTTACGTTTGACCAAGAAGCACTAGAACAACTTGCTGAAAACACTATCAAATTGAAGACCGGTGCACGTGGATTACACACTGAAATCGAGCGTGTATTGATGCCACACATGTTCAACACTAAGAAATATCGTGAAAATAACGTAACCAAGATAAATATTAGTCGGGAGCAAGTTTTAACACCCATTGAACTTATATGAAAAAAGGAAGACGAGTAATTGTAACAGATGGTAACGTAGAGAAAGCCCTACGTAAATTCAAGAAGAAGATAACCGATATGGATCTTCTCCAAGAAGTGAGAGACAGACAACAGTTTGTTAAGCCTACCACTGAACGCAAGTTAAAGAAATCCAAAGCTAAGTCTAGATGGAAGAAATTCTTGCGTGAACAAAGTCTTCCTAAGAAGCTATTTTGATTTGCATCTATCACCATGGTATCGGTGATAATTTGCCTCATCTATGTGTCGTCCGCAATGCGGGCATTCTATTTTAGGTCTGACTTTGCCCTTTAGATCACTTCTAGCTTTGTGTTTTTTGTGAACTTGTTTCTTTCCCTTATTGTGGGCAGGTCTACCCTTCATCACAGCAGAAATTTTCATTTTAGTTTCAACATCTCTAGGTGGGCTTCCTCCATCGCCTGACTCAGGTTTTAAATTAGCCCATTCAGATGAATCTACTATATTCCATAGGTTGCTGTAATGTATCCCCCACTCAGCAACTTCATTGACATTTAGGCATTCTTGTATAATTTCAGTTTTAACATCATATCCATGCTTTTTGATATGTGATATCCAATATGTACCTGAGCCCTTGTACTTATGAGGATCCTTTGCCGTAGTTTTTCCTAGATATTTTAACCCTGTTTTGTTGTGGGTCTTTACGTATAGATAAATAGTCATGCTGATTGCTCCTTGTAAGCATTAGAGTAGTTGGGATGTACGAAGTCCGCGAACTACACTTTTATTTATCAGTTTAACCGAAAAATATTTAAATATTTTACGTAATTTGATATGATAAATATCATTGTGAGTGCCGACTGTCGGGCTCACATAGTCATTACTTGCTTATAGGAGAAAAACATGACAAAAACTTTAACCCTTCGTTCCCTCGACATTCCGTCAATTCACAAATTTGGTATCGGTTTCGATAACATGTTTGACGAACTTGCACGAATGAATGCTCAACAATCCCTAAACTATCCCCCTTACAATATCGTAAAACAGACAGAAGACACTTTCTATATTGAAGTTGCTACTGCTGGCTTCCGTGAAGGTGAAGTGGAGATCAACTTAGACAACCGTCTATTAAGTATCAAGGGTCGTATTGTTCGGGACGAGGATGCATCTAATGAGTACCTACATCGCGGTATTAGCAGCCGAGACTTTGACCGTGAGTTCACACTTGCCGAACATGTCGAAGTTGTAAACGCTAGTCAGCGTGACGGTATTCTAACTGTGTATTTGGAACGTAGAGTTCCAGAAGAAAAGAAGCCGAAAACTATTGCTATCAGTTACACTAAATAATATAATAGCAGTGTGAGTAGTCGAAAGGCTACTCACTTTCATAACCCTAAATTAGGTATCACGCATGTCTAAAACTGAAACAAAAATTAAAATCAAACCAAATCTTGCTCTTAAAGAGCCTCCTATGTACAAAATTATTTACATGAACGATGATGTAACTAGCATGGAGTTTGTTGTAGGAAGCCTGATCGACTATTTCAATTACAACACTGACACTGCGATGAATATCACAGAGAGCATCCATAATGAAGGTTCTGCTGTAGTTGCAGTATTGCCCTACGAGATCGCAGAACAAAAAGGGACTGAGGTCACTTTGGAAGCGCGTAATCAGGGCTTCCCATTGCTTGTGCGAGTAGAAGCAGAGGCTTAAATCGAGATTTCTACACGTTTAGCCCAATAAGGCTTACGTTTGTAGTATGAGTTATTAACGTAGTTGATGCCATTTATAGTGGTGTCAACTACTTTTCCATATGTGCCGTACGCCCAGTGAGTGATCTTCTTTTCAGTATCGACTCCTAGCAGTAGGTCTAGTGAAAGATGTGTTTCTGTTGTACTAGGAGCTTCACCGAAGTATAAACCGGGTCCTGGAACAGAATGAGAAACAACGAAAATCTTCTTAACGTCCAAGTGTCTTTGAAGACGTTCAAGTGTGCTTTTTAAATATGAGAGGTCTTCATGTCTGTGACCTTCAAGTTCTAAATCAGATGCATGTTGATGCTTTGCATCATACCAACCGTTTGCACCAACGACTGCAATGCCATCAATAATGACTACATGATGATGTAGTACTGCTACGTTTTTGATAGTAGCGCATAGTTTGAAAATTTCATCGGAGCGCTGTTGTATGTCAGTAGCTGTTTCATACTCTAACGTTCCGATGATATAAAAGATGCCTTGATATAACTTAGACAAGTGTAATAACGTTTGTCTAACAGTTCGCAAGTCATTGCTGATATTACCAGCGATGACACAATACAAGCTAGTGGCCTTACCTTCCCAATTGAAGCTGTCTTCAGGAGACAGATTAAGATCACTGATTACATCAAAACCTATATGCATCTTATTTTACGACTCTAAGATTTTTCTTAGTTGCTGGCTTTTCAGTCTTGGGCTTAGCTGGGGCCTTTGCAGGTGCTTTAGCTTTTGCCGGAGCCTTTGCTTTTGCAGGTGCTTTAGCTTTTGCAGCCTTAGGCTTAGCTGTCATAGCTGCCGCTGGTGTAGCTGCAACTACTGGCTCTGGCTTTACTTCCGGCGCAGGTTTGACTTCTGGCTTTGCTTCGACTACGGGTGCTAGAACAGGGGCAACCTCTACTTTGTAGGGTGCTACTGGCTCAGCTTGTTGTGTCTCGCCAAATCCAAATAGTCTCTTGATAAAATTAAACATTTCTGTCTCCTAAACATATATTTAGAGTGGGCACAAACCAATGATATTTTTCTAATGTACACATACTTACGCACAGCCTAAACTTGTAAATATCATTATCATGGCCAAGTACTATTCTCTTGAAGAAATGATGGATACACCATTGCCTAGCATCAGTTATCAAAAAAGACTGATGTACAGGACTGACTACTATGAGGTCTCAAATCTTTATCGACAAATCAATTACTATGTATTTGACAATGTAATGACTATGCCAATACTCGAAGTAGTTCCTAGATGCAGAGAATACTGGGGAATCTGTTACGGTGCGCACGAAAAGATTCACTACCGTAGGTCACTGTGTAAAATACGACTCATGGACAAGTGGTACTGCAAGCAATGGCTTATCACTACATTAGCTCACGAAATGTGTCATCAGTATCAATGGGATATCATCGGTGAACAACGAATCCAAGATGGAAAGGATAGACTAATGAGTCATGGTCCTAGCTTCTTTTTGTTCAGAGATAGACTAGCAGAATACGGGATCCCACTTAAAACATCACATAGACAAAAGCATTGGCTCAGATATCAAAATATCTTTAAATGCTGAAAAGCATAAATACTAGACTATGCGTGATTTATTAGACCTATTATCTGTTCTTGCCGAAGATTCGGAATCTTCTGCTAAGACCCTAAGCCCCGGTGTACTATTAAAACGACCAGGTCGTTTTGAAAGTTTCATCCAACACATTGCTACAAGCAAGCCTTTTCTAAGCAAGGATGGAGTTCAAGTCTTCATCGATCCTAGAGAAGCTAAAAGAATTCAAGCACTACATAACAGCCCAGGTGGCACTCAGTTCAAGGGTTCTATCGAGTTAAAGACAACTGATGGTGATGTAATCCCGTTAGGTAGTCTGTTGAAAACTAGCGAATTTGGTGGACAACTTGCCGGTAGTGCAACAGGCGAACCAAGTGAAAAGGGCGAACAAGAACCTAAAGGTAAAGCTGCTTTCAAATTAAATCCTGCTCAGATTAAGATCACTGACCAAGATATTAATGCAGAAGACTTCGGTGACATGATTACACACAACCAAGTCCTAGAAAGCACTGATTATGGTAAAGTTACTATTCAACTTGCTTATCAGATTATGGCAGGTGAAGGTGCTATTCTTCCTGAAGACTATAGAGACAAAAGCCACGAAACCGTGCGTACTGCACTAGTTGATAATGCAGGCGAATACCTGGGTGTTCTTGCATTGTTGTATGGTCAGTCTAGCTTCCCCAAGAGAAAGCAATTCGAAGAATGGCTAGGTGGTTCATTGGGTGATCTAGTACTACGATTCCCGAGCAAGCAAAATGAGAAGCTAGCTGATAGCTACGCCGAAGTTAAGAATGCTGCAACATCACACACTGTTAAAATCTCTAGTAAGGGAACAGGTGGCGGTGCGCCTCCTAGTATGACTGGTTTGAAGATTCCAGATCATATCAGAAAGAACAAGAAATATGCTGCCTTAGTTGAATTTATTGAGATGACTAAGACTACTCCTACTAAAGAACAACCGTTCAGAGGTATGAACATCATTCACAAATACAACCCTAAGGCTATCCCTAAGAAGTTCAATCAATTCTTGCCTTGGACTGATAAAGTAATGAAGATGGCAGATCAAAGTTTAATGATGTACAAAGCTAACCGCAAAGAAGAATCTAAGTTACCAGGAAAGTATGCATCACTTTGGGCTGACATGGGATTCAAAGGTGAATCAAGTGACGGTGGTAAGTTGATGTATCTTGTCAAGAAGGCTGTAGTTGATATGGTTAACGACAGTGATGCTATCCCTAACTATCAAGGTGGCGTGTTGGAAATCTTGGACATGAACTTCATGCAACAATATGCAACATACAAAGCAGGCAAGATCGTGTTCACTACACAATGGCCAGCTAAGTTGGACGGTAAGGTTACATTGGAATCTAAGTCAGGTTCTACTGACCCAACAAAAGGTGGTTTCAGTTTCAAACTAGCAGACACTGCCCAACATGATGATAATATTGACATGTATGGTGATGACGGTGAAGCTCAGGATGCACTTGACGGTGCTGACAGTATGGGCACACGTAGTCTAGCTGGTGCAGCTAAGGATATCATCAACCCAAGCAGTACCCGTAAAGCTAAAGAAACGGGCGTTCGAGCCAAACGTAAATAAATGACCGAAAGTAGTTGACTTGCTAGATAGTTTTTGCTATACTAGCAGTTCAACTATTTAAGGAAGTTTATGTCTCTAGTCCCAATCGTCATTGAACACACCGCTAAAGGTGAGCGTAGCTATGATATCTATTCACGTTTGCTACGTGATCGTGTCATTCTGCTAGAAGGTGAAGTTCATGACCAAATGGCAAACTTGATTGTTGCCCAACTACTATTCCTCGAATCTGAGGATCCCGAAAAAGACATTTCAATGTATATCAACTCGCCAGGTGGTAGTGTTACTGCTGGTATGGCGATCTATGATACCATGCAATTCATCAAACCAAATGTGCATACCATCGTTATGGGTCAAGCATGTTCAATGGGTTCTCTGCTAGCGCAAGCTGGTGCTCCTGGTAAGCGTTTCATGTTGCCCAATGCACGACACATGATTCACCAGCCCTCAGGTGGCGCACGTGGTATGCAATCTGATATCGAAATCAGTTACAAAGAAATCACATTCTTGAAAAAGCGACTAACCGAAATCTATGTCGAGCACAACTCAAAGGGCAAGACCTACGCAGAGTTTGAGAAGGATATGGATCGTGACACATTCATGTCAGCACAACAAGCACTGGAATACGGATTGATCGACCAGATCGTAACAAAGCGTCCGTAATTTGACAATAAATGGTTTCGGTGATACAATACTTGTATTGACACTGAAACACAGGAGAAAACATGTCAACGATTCAGCAAATTAATACTACTATCGTCAGTGGTGTATTTACTAATGAACAGTTGGATAGTATTCAAATGGCAATTAAGTTTGCTCGGAATCAGCTTGCTACTAAAGCCAAGTTTACATTCCGAGCAGGTTCAGCGGTAAAGTTTACATCTAACCGTAATGGTCAGACTGTTCTCGGTACTGTTGAAAAGGTAAATCGAAAGTTCATAATTGTTCGTGAGAACGGCAAGGCGTTCGGTACTTGGCGTGTTCCTGCTAATATGTTGTCGGCTGCTTAATTTTTAATCAAAGGAAAAATCATGGAAAAACTCGTTGTTGCTGTTGGTGCAATTGTCATTGGTCTTGCAGGTCTACTGCTAATCAGTTTCTTACTGAGTTGGCCTGTCTATATGCTGTGGAATGGATGCTTGGTTGATGCTATTCAAGGTGTCAAAGAAGTCACTTGGTTGCAAGCATGGGGTATCAATTTCTTGTTTGGTATCCTGTTTCGTAGCACTATCTCGAAAGCCACAAAATGAGCCAAATGTCTGAACTCTCTTTGGAAATCGAAATGATGTTGGAGAAGGGCGATCACCCTTCTACTATCAGCGCGGTCTTGGACTGCCCTGTCAGTTTCGTGTACGATGTGTTGGAAGAAATCCAAGACTCGCAGTTTGATGAATTGAACCCGTTTAATACGGTCAATAGTTAATACGTTAGTACTACTTTTTTGTAGTAAAAAGTATTCATTTTAATGACACAGGAACGCTAGGACCAATTCTTTTTGCAGGGATGCATCTTGATACAGTTCTAGCGTTTTTGCCAAAGGTTGACAATAAATCAGTTTGGGCATATAATCTATGCATAGATTGAAACAAAGGAACTGATATGTACTACATTCAACTGACACTGTTACCCGTGTTTTTCATCCTGGTATTGACCAAGAATACTTACAAATTGATGAAGCAAGCGTTCCGCTGGTCTGTTAGCGAAACGAAGGAAGCATATCGTTCACATCGTCGGGTTTACAATAAGGCTTGACAATAAATCGTTTTGGGCATATAATAGAATCTTAGACAGTAAAGAAAAGGACTCGAAAATGGCTTACTTCAATCAAGACCGCAAACAAGAACGTGCTCCAGCTATCAAAGCTATCCTGAAAAAGTACGGTGTCAAAGGTTCTCTTTCTGTGCGCAATAGCATGTCTTTTGTTTTGACTATCAAGAGTGGTTCGATTGACTTTATCGAAAACTATATCAAGACCGATGCAGACAAGCCCTACGGTAACAAAATGTCTGATGACCGTATTGCGTATGTTCGCAAGGAACGTTCTCTGGATGTGAATACTTACTGGTATCAAGAACACTTCTCAGGTAAGGCTGTATCTTTCCTGAACGAAGTACTGGCTGCTATGAACAAAGGCAATCACAATAATTCGGATGTCCAAACTGACTACTTCGATGTGGGCTGGTATGTGGACGTGTCTATCGGTACTTGGAACAAACCCTACACTGTTGAGGCTTAATATGAACAAGGAACTAATTTCTAAATTACGTAAGCAAGCCAAAGTTGATCCCAAAGAGATTGTAAAGGCGCTTACTGATACCAGTGACGGCAAAGTAGTTGAGCACTGGCTGGAACAGTTTGCAGAACAAATTGTTCGGGAATGTATGTATGTGGGTCGTTTATCTCAGATTAACAACGGCCTTGTGGATTCAGATATCAAAGAACATTTCGGAGTTGAAGAATGAATGATTGGGATCGCAATAACCTGCACTTCATCATGTCACTCACTCCCGAGCAATTTGATGAATGGTATTCGTCAATCAGTCAGGATGATGTTGAATACGCAATCGAAATCATTCGTCAGGCTCGATCGGAAACTGTAGTAAAAATGGCAGAAATTTTTGACGATGCCGAGGATCTTTCCCTCGCTCGTTCTGTGTTGGCAAACTTTACTTTGAAAGGTAACTTGAAATGAATCAATATTGGGTCCTCGTGAAATACAAAGACGAACCGGGTGCAGGGTTTGACCGGATGTACATTACTGCAAATGATCCTTACCAAGCTATCCAAATGGCTCGAGGTATGTACGGTCGTCTACTAATCTCGGAATCGGCTTGCCCGGTTTAACGAATAATGGGCAACACAGGTGTTGACTTTAAAGCACACCTGTGTTATCATTATAACTATGTCGCAAGACATTTTTATCAACTTAGCTAATCTTTAAAGGAAACAAAATGGCTAATACTTCTCAAACTTTCAAGGTCGCTGGCATCACTATTCACAATGGCAATGCTAAGGTTCGTTTCACTGATGACATGGTTCGCCGTATCAAACAATTCAGTAAAGGTGGTGCCACTCGCATTGACCTGATTGAATTGCCGAGTGAGATGACAAAGATCGAAGCTCTCAAGTATCTGGCATCCCATGCTGATTTTCAATCTGCCGCAGATCAGGCAACAATTGCTGATTCTCTTGCAGACAAGGAGAAAGAAGCAGGCAAGGGCACTGTCAAAGTTAAGGCAACTAAAAAGCCTAGCCTCGATGCTATCAAAGCACGTGGTAAGAAAAACAAAGAAGTCACCGCAGAACAGATCCTCGATGCAGTTGACTTGCACAACGTGGATCCAGCATAATCATGAAGCTGTCAGACAAACTAGCAAAGTGCGGTGACAGCTTGACCATCAATATGTACGACAATGGGTACATGGTTGAAGTGTCAGGTCGTGACTCTGATGACGACTGGAAGACTGCAAAAATTGTCTGTCCAACATTGGATGATGTTTATGCAGTTATCAAAGAAGCCGCAACTGTAATTCCACGAGAATAACATGAACCTCAAAACATTTCGCCGATCTTTTAATCCACGCCGTGAGTTTGATCCTTCTAGCAAAGAAGACTTACTTGAGTTGAAGTATTTCAAAGATAACGGCAAATGGAAGAATGGTTGTCCCTTCTATGTAGAAGATCCGTTTATCGAAGTGCCCGCAATGTGCTACTTCAAGTATACGGACTATATGTTGTCACAAATGAAGGTCACTGTTAGAAAACAAAAAAGCCCCAAGTGAGGGGCTTTTTGTTGCATGAATTCGATTATCCGATTCGCCAATTCGTACCGTCAGAGTACACTGGTACTGCATTGGAACCTGATCCAGATACTACTACACCGAAGTTTCCAGCAGCTACCAAGTTAGCATCGGTAACAAACGCACGTGTTCCTGCTCCAGCAGTGGCTGCACTACCGAGCAACGTAATAGTAGTCCCTGAAGTCTGGCTATATGTTGATCGTATTTTAGTTGCTCCGGTGATGTTTCCACCGTTATATAATTCTAATGCATTGTTCGAATCACTAATTCTAGCAAACTCATTGGCAGCTAAGAAACCACCCGTAGCAAAGATAATGTCTTTGGTGTTGCCATGATTACCTGTTGCAATAACTAGATTACCGCCGGTTGTATCATTAGCATAACCTTGAACAAAGAAATATCCATCACCAGGTTTTGTAATGGTGTAGTTTGCATCGGCAAACCCAGTGCTAGTGAAACCCATGTCTCCCCAGGCCCCTGCATCTGTTCCAGCGTTGCCATATGCGATCCAGTCAGCAGATCCACTGCCAGAGTTAATAATAGCAGATTGAACGTAATCAGACGCACTATTGGTCACAATCATCGTTGGGTTTACTAACGATATTGCATTGGCACCCGGGCCCACAAACAATGTTGACCCTGCCAATACAACGTTTGATGGTGCATAAACAACACCATCATTCGCAAATGTAAAATGATTATTAGAGTTAGCAATATCTGTTGAGATTACAACATTGTTGGTACTTCTAATCTCAAATTCTTCATCAATGTTTGATTCAATAGCATGGTCGCCGGAACCAGGCCATACTAGTGCTCCGCCTATGCCAAAAATCCACGTAGGACCACCGTTGCTAGCAGATACGTACAAGTTAGCGTTTGGTGTACTGGTAAGGTATGAAACAGTAAGCATCGATCTAGTAGAATCATAGGTGAAGTTGGCATCCGCGCCAAATAAACCATTAGTATTGAATTGAACTTGAGTATTTGAACCACCAGGTGATCCGTTGCCTCCGCTACCACCTACAGCCCATGATAGATTACCAGCCCCGTCTGTTTGTAAGTATTGACCGTTAGTACCACCAGAGATATGCAACGTATTAATATTCAATGTACCAACGCTTGTAATGTTTGGCTGGGCAGCATTTGCTACTGTGTATGCTAATGTAGACAAGAATGCCGGAGGTAAAGTATTACCAGCTTGACTAAGTGCAAAGTTTGCGATATTACCCACAGTTGTTTTCTGTGTGATTGCTGTTCCTGCAGTATTTACTACTGGTAAAACAGTATTTGCTGCAAGAGCATTACCGATACTTGGCAGTTGTGTTATTTTTATTGTTGCGTTTGCCATTTGTTTTCCTTATGCAGCTACTGCTTTAATTACAGCAAAGTTGAATACTGGTTGTTCAGTTGTTGTACCTGATGTATCCGCAAATGTGACGTTAAAGCTACCAGCAGCCACATTACTGATCCACGCCTCGTACTTGTCAGTACCTGATTTTTGATTGATAATGATAACGTCAGTCGCAGCCACTGTGCTGTTTGTGACAGTGAATGTAGTATACGATGATGTACCTGCGGCTGATACTAAAGTAATTGCCCCAGATATCTTGTTTATCGTTACACCAGTTGTACGTGATGTTATCTGAGTTACAGTGCCACCTGCTCCGGTTGCATAACCAACACCACCTGTATTATTTGAAGTAATAGATCCACGTGATATTAAATTACCTGCGGTTACGTTACCCGTAGCTGTAATTAATCCAGCAGTCGTAATATTTGCCCCAGTGACATTACCCGACACACTGATTGTACTAGGTAAATCAATCGTAATCGTACCAGTTGTTGTAATAGGACTATTTGAGACAGTTAACGTTGTGCTGGACACTCCAACACTTGTAACAGTTCCGCCGGTAGTCGTTGTTGATACCGTGATGTTACCGTTACTGCTACTCAATGAGATACCGGTTCCGGCATTTAGACGAGTAACACCTGTGTTTGTGATATTGATTGTACCTGAAGTAGTGATTGGACTACCTGTAACTTGAATCCCTGTACCTGGATTAACTGCTACACTAGTGACTGTACCAGTCGATGACGCACTAGAAATGCTAGTCACTCTACCATATGAGTCTACTGTCATAGTAGGATATGTATAGCTGCCTGCGAGCACGCCAGTTGTACCCAAATCTAGTTGAATATTACCAGAGCTAACAATTGGTCCACCTAAAACTGTAATTCTACTAGATGACGCAGTTGTCACACCTACGCTAGTTACGGTACCACCTCCACCTCCGCCGCCACCGGTACTAGAGATAGTAACATTACCATTACTACTACTTAATGAAATACCCGTACCTGGTGTCAGACTGGTTACCCCAGTATTAGTAATATACACTGTACCAGAACTTGGGCTAGTATTTACTGTTATCCCCGAGTTGCCCACAAAAGTATTGTACGGGCTAGCACAGGAAAATAATGTTGCAAAGTTAGTTACTGTCTTGTTAAAAGCAGCATATAGTGAGTCACTGTTAGCTGACTCGTTTTGTAGTCCAACTAAAATGACCTGTTGACCGGAAATCGCCATAATTTAATCCTTATTGATGTATTTATCAATAAGGACTAAAGGAACTCCCGCATCCGCATGTTGTTTGTGCTTGTGGATTAGTGATGCTGAATCGAGAACCCTGCAGGTCATCGATAAAGTCAATTGTAGCATTTTCAACATATTGCATACTCATGCTATCGATTAATACAGTAGTATCACCTGCAGGAACTTCGAAATCGTCTTCGTTATTCTGGTCATCAAGGGTGAATCCATAACTCATTCCTGAACATCCTCCACCCTGAATGTACATTCGCAGGCGCATGGCAGGATTATTCTCTTCTGCCAACACATCGGCGATCTTGATTTTTGCTGATTCGGTTATACTTAACATCAGCTATTTATCGATTGAATGTGCTCACACAACAAATCAGTAAATTTTGCATGTGATTTTATGCCAGTGTGTGATAAATCTCTAGCCCAATCAATGTGACGTAGCTTGTGATTCCAGGTGCCGTAGGGTTGTTGACCACCGTAATCATAGCTGTGAATGGGCGCGTCTACTGTTTGAGTTATCAGTCTTCTGGCTAGTTCTTTTCGAGCATAGAATAACCCAGTGTCTTCCCCGTTAATCATCAAATTGCGATCATGTACATCAGTAGACCAGCTACCAACCTCGTGCATCAAGTCATAGTCTTTTCGATAAGATGCAAATCTACTATGATCTGGCCACTGGATAAATACATACTTAGGCTTCTTCTTTACTTTTGCAAACCAAGTCAGCAAGTTGTATTCAAGAACATCGATACCAGTTGCTGCCATAGCAATATTATAGTAATCGACCCCTAGTTTTTGAGAAACTAAGTAGGGGAACGTTTTTTCTAATTCTAACCCTACTCCTACAGTGTGACTACATCCTGTAAAAATTACATAGTTGTCTAAGTCAATGTCTTTTATATTCTTAGAACGATGTCCATATTCATTGTAGGAATACGAAATAGGATGGTCAAAGTAATACCAATCTTTGCGGACTCTCTTTTGGTTCTCTAAAAACTGTCTTTCGGAATCACCGCCTGTGAATGGTAGTACTACATTTTCTTCGCCATTACCAATAAAGTCGTCATAGAATTTCATGGTCTAGCTGCCCTCGTGTGTTTCTGAAATTTGTTGACTATCTGGTCAGCTATCGATGCATGATCTTTTAAATCACCATCATGTATAATATTGTTGGGATAGTCTGCAAACAATGGAATTTTGTCTTTCAACACAACTTGGTACATTGGTGTATTGATTGAGTTTCGAAGTAATTTGTCGGCCAATAATTGGCGTGTTGTGAAGAATGCGTTATGATTACCTGCATCAAATAACTCGATAACTTTACTATCATTACAATCACATGCTGACCAAAATGAGTAACTTGGGTCACTGACAATGAATGAATTCAAAAACTCAGAAGCCACAATTATCAATCTGGGTTTCATTGGTTGAATACGATTCCAAGTTAGAAGATTGTAACGTATTGCGTCTAGACCACCGTTGAAGATAGACAGGTTGTAATAGTCAACATTCATTTTTGTACTAACAATATGAGGGAATGTTTCTTCTACAGGTTTGTCTAACCCAAGAGCTACATTGTCACCTACAAATAATATGTAATTGTGCAGGTTCAATTCTTCTATCTCTTTAGAACGATGCCCTCTTGAATTGAATTGAGGGTCTGGATCATGGCCTAATAACTTATCATAAAACTGCATTATCTGCGCCTTGTGATTCGTCCTTTAGTCAGGTCATATGGACTGAATTCAATCTCTACTACGTCACCTAACAGAATCTTGATATCATGCTTGCGCATTTTACCAGAGATATAACCAGTCACTGTTTGACCGGCGTTTAATGTGACTCTAAAGACAGCATTGGGTAATACATCGATTACCTTACCATCCATCTTGATACCTTCTTCTTTAGCCATTTTGGGTTTGCTTTTCCTTTTAAAAATGTTTTGCTTTTTCGACAATCATATCAGCCCAACGCCGATGTGTGACAATCCCCGGATGCATAAAATCTCTTCCGTAGTCTGAATAATTAGTCTTAGGTAAGATGGTGTCTGCTTGACTTCCAGTGTTTGGAAATTTAGACGACCAGGGGATTTCAATGATAGGGGTATTTACTACGGTCTTCAATAGACCTCTCAAGTATTTAGACTTGCTCAGGAAGTAATTGATTTCATCACCTGATCCAAAAAATTGTTCTATTGCTGGTTCAGTGTTCAACCACAATCCCTTTAGTTGAACGTCATCAGTCATGAATCTATGTATATCAGTCCATTGGATAACAATGAACTTGGGTTTCTTTTCTACTCTTGCTAACCAAGTTAATAGATTAAGAACGATAACATCGTTTCCCGAACTAGCAACTCCCATGTTGTAAACATCTACGTTTAAGTCTTTTTGTAATAGGTTACTGTATCGATTTTCTACTTCGACTCCAATGCCTTCGGTTAAACTACAGCCGGTACAAATAATATAATTGTCTAGGTTCAAGTCTTGTATCTCACCTGACCTATGACCTAGACTGTTTCTTTTGTACGTAATTTGGTTGTTGGTATAGTACCAACTATCACCTAGTTTCTTTTTGTTGGCTTCGAAGTTTACTTCACTATCCTTGCCGTGAAAGAATAGTTCATCTCTGAATTCGGGACTATATCCAACAAAGCCGTCAGTGTTAGTGAAGTGGTTGGTCATTAAATCTCTAGACCAAGCATTTCAAGACCAGCTTCATGCTTGTCTTGCATATACTTGACTGCTTCCTCGTTTGACATTTTGACAAACGCTACTTCGTGGAATTCTTCGTCTGGTAGAATCTTACGAAATACTTCACGGATATCATTATCCACTTTGTCTGAATCTGCTAACGCACGAATACGAACCAGTCTCATACCTTCGGCGTGATGGCCTGCTGCCGCAGTCTTTTCAAATGTATCTAGTTCGCTGAGAATAGGCTTCCAGTAGCGATCTTCTGGATGTTCGATTAACGGAATCTGAATATTACGAGCAACGAGCAACTCTCCGACCCAGAATGCATGTAGTGCTTCATCATCGGCAATGCGATTGAGTACGGGTTTAAATTTTTCAGGAGCCTCGTCAGCTAGTTTGCGAATTCGCTTAGCCGCAGTAATCTCACCGATAAACTGACGTTCAAGCCAATGAGTCAATTTATCTTTGTCTGATGTAATTTTGTCTAACCATTCTTGCGTGTTCATATCACACTCCTTTAATATGATTGGGCCTGAAGTTTGACCCACATGAATTTCTTCATTAGTTTCTCGTCTGTAGTAACATATCCAGCAGGGTGATATGTTGCACCTCTGTCTTTGATAATCTTTACGCCACCTTTAGGACCTTGTCGCCAAACTTTGTCGCTAAGGGTAATCAATCTATTGTATCCTATACGACTATTCTTTTGCGAACTAAAACTATATATGCCCGGCTTGATATCAGCACGGTCATATGTGACTTCACAATAATAGTTATAATCAACCACGAACAGTCTCCGCACTAAGTTTTACCCACATGAATTCTTTCAGGTCAACTGTTGGACTGGGTAAATGACGATTTTTTATAAACCAAACTTTATCGTCTTGTTCCATCCATGCTCGTTCACTATATTGTAGGTACGAAACGCGCCTTGTTTGCCAAGGCATATTATCTACCTCATGTGAAACAAAATACTTTCTCCCGAATTTCGAGATAGCGGCATCTGCTATTTCAAAGTAAACATCAGCCACGGCGCATCCTTGCGATATCTTGCGCTTCCTCATCACTGAATACAGGCACAGCATTTGACTTGTGCATCGTACCGATACCTTTGATTTTAGTACCAGTGTATTGAGGGCTTGCTTTGTACGTACTTGTACCTGCCTCACCTGTATTGCGTGAAGGAATGTGATTGGAGGTCGAGCGACCGACTGGTGTTGACAGATTGTAGGTCAAAGGTTGTGCAGCCAAAGCACGTTTGCGCTTTTTGTCTTCGGCTTCAACGTCCCACTTCTTTTGAAGTTCTTTCCATGAGGCATCTAGCTCACGGGCTTTACGTGCCTCGTCAGCATTGCGAAACTTTACTTTACCTTTACGCTTACCGCCCATAGACAGGGAAGGGTGTGCAAGATGCATGGTCATAGATAATTGTCCGTAGTTGTCAATTTAGTCTCTATTGTACATGTATCCGTATATTTTGTCAAGTATCACTAAAGTATTACTTCTTTAGGATTCCCCAGACTTTTTCTTTCTCGATAATCTCAGCTTCGAGTTCCATATACATCTTGCGCAGACCACGCAAGTTT